CGAACCGATTGCTGTTTTTAATACATTCTTTAAATTAGGGCCATTTAAACCAATATCGTAAGCACCGTCAGCAGCAATCGACAAACCAGTAATCATAAGAGTTAATCCCAATTTTTTCTTGAAATCGCCAACTGCTTTGGGGTCTTTCAACCAATCCAAAAAATCTATAAGTTTACCAGCAAGCATCCAACTCGCTACGACTAAAGCAATATCCCTCACGATAACTAACATATCTTTAAGTTTCTCTTTTATCTTATCGACATCCTGTTTAGCTTTCGCAAAAACAGAATCATCCCACAACGTATCAAGGTCAAGTCCAAGACTGCCGCCAGTACCTACGCCATTAGGATCGCCTGTTTTGTTACTATCGCTACCTTTATCCGGGTCAATTACATTTAATTCATCAAATCCCATTGTATAATCTTTGAGTTTTTTCGCTTCTTTTCCTGCATCACCTAAAGCATTGGCTGTATCTTTGGCACTGTCGCTTACTCCACCTAAACCTCCGGCAGATTTACCCCAATCAATTTTTTGTAACTCTACACCGAAGAATCCAGCTATAGCACGAGTAGCATCTGTCAAAACCTGCACAAAAGCTGTTACATACGGGATAACTTTCATCAATATAGGAATAAATAATGAACCAAAGTTTTGCGCTAATGTTTTTGTCTGCATCGCTAAGTTACGCATAACACCTTCTGCTGTGTTCATTTCTGCCGCGTATGTACCAACGATGCCCTGATTCATAGCAGCATTTACCATTGTCGCGTAACGAACTTCTGATTTTTGCGCCTCAGATAAATTTGCCATTTTAACATGAGCCATTCCAAGAGAATCTAAATACTCTTGCATGGAGGCTTCTGTCAAAGCAATACCAGCATTACGGATAGGCTCAATTTCACCCGTAATAGCAGAACGGACAGCCTCAGACGCATCTTCAAGTGACTTATATCTGTCGTTGTATGCCGCCCAAATATCGTATGATAATTCTGCCAAACCGACAGAAATTGTTGTGACTTGTTCTTGTGCCATACCAAAACCACTAAGCAGAGAGCCGTACATTGAGCTGTACTGCATGAACTGTTGTTGGTTAATTCCTAATTTTTCAGTTATTTTATCAGAATAAGCAAGAACTTCTTCTGCATCTTCACCAAAAGCTCTACCAAAACGGAACTGAATACCATCCCACTGCATAGCATCGTTCATAACGTTCCCAATGCCATCTGCTACAAAATTTATAGCTTGTACATACTCTTGCAAGTTTTGGATCGTAGCCATTAAGTTTACACTTTTTGTATTAAGCGACTTATCATGCTTTTTATTCGCCTCAGTAGCTTTTCTCGTTGCCTGTTCCATTCTATTTGTCGCTGTAACAGTCTTACTTACCTGACTTGGTAACTTCGCAAAACCGTTACCGACTTTATCTATCTGCGTAGCCAACGGTGCTAATTTAGCTGATAATTTTTCTATTTTATCGCCAAATTCATCAATCAACTGCGGATTTAATGAACTCGTGATTTCCGGGATTTTTTTAAGAGCGTTTAAACTACTTGTCAAGCCTTTAGGATTTGCTATACCAGATAATCCAGCCATGCCACTTTCTAAGGCTTGCATTTGAGAAGAAAAACCGCTAAAATCTACTGATTTCAATTCACCAGCCAACTGCGGTAATTTTCTTAAAGTGTTTACTGCTTTTGAAAACCCGGAAACATTTCCGGTAAACTGACCGAGTTTTGAGAGTGTTTTACTAAAACGCTCTAAACTCTGTATGCCGCTGTTTACACTTCTTAAACCATCGAGCGAAGTTTTAAGGCGGCTCAACTGGTTTATAACCTTATTAAGATTAGCTGCACTTTTTAAATCTCCAAGAGCTATCGCTAAATCCTCAATTTTATCAGCTGCGTTCCCCGCTGAACTTCTTATTTGAATGTCAAGAGAATCTATTGTGGTTCCCACTGTTTGCCACCTCCCTTAATTTCGATATACCACCCCGTCCTCTCCGATTATTCCACCATATGTAGCTGTGATAGAATAAATCTCAGAATTATAAATAGCCGGGGTAGAGGTGTAGGTTTTTGCAAAAAAACCTAATTCCATTAATTTTTCATCAACTGCTTTATATATTTCGCGTGCTTCTGCTCGTTTTCCGTTTTCTTTGTTACTGAATACCTGAACGCGATATACAACATCTGCAAATTTATTTGTTTTAGCACTATCCAACTCTGTAGGGATATTGTTTATTTCATCTATCGTTACTGTAGGAAACTTAGCGGGCGTTGCTACATATTCACCCTTTACTTGAATCCCTTTATATAAAGAACGAAGGTGTTTCGCTACAGCGTTGAATATCTCGTTACTAAAATCCAACATTACTTTGAAAACACCTCCTTAGCTATCATAGTCACTTGTTCTGTTATTGTTTGTACGGCTGTGTACATTGCCATTGCCGGTGGATTACCGTATGTATGCTCGCCTCCGGGGATATACCAGCCTTTAGGATTATCCCAATTACCTTTCCCATCTGGATATGTACCGGGACCTACACCAAATTCTCCGGCTTGCGGATGCCCGTAGCCATGTTTAGCACCGGCACCAAATTCAATAAACGCCACGCTTTCGCCCTCTGCATAAATCGTCGCCATACTCCCGTCATCTTCAACGCGGACTGTAACATCGTTCGTGCCGTTGTAAATTGCTGTGCTAAACCTTATAGATGCTACGCTTGCACCTAACATAGCCAAACGTTGTCTTAATTCCTTTTCTTTTGCCAATACCCACGCTTTATACTTGCGAACTTCTTTTATCGCACTGTCAATACTTTTCGCGCTTAAATCAACGGTAATTTTCTTACCCATGTTGCGACACCTCCCGTAGTGCCACTAAAAAACCATTTTTACTGTCAGCTACCTTCGCTACAATATAATTGTGTTCGCCCATAGGATCGACATCAAACCATACTTTGTCGCCCTCGGTAAGCGGACAATTTACCATAGTAACTGTACGGCTATACTCCGTTTGCGAACCAAACAGCTCAACCGCTTCTTCACCTATATTTGCACTTACGTTAGCTCTTAAAGTAAGCGGAGCACCGTATATCGTGCGTGTTTCCAAAGTGTCATTCCCGTATTCATCATAAATCGGTTCTGTGCCTGTTACCGTAGCATAATAAAACGTTCTATGATTTCTTTTTAAATCACGCATTACTAATCACGCTCCCGCAATTCGGTATTATCTTTTTTAATAATGCGCTTTCCTCAGGCCAACTACGGCTAATGCCGTTTTCACTATGAGAAGTCTGTCCCTCCGCGCCACGATGCGTATATAATTCAACGGCAAGCTGAATCTGAATACGTTCATAGCGGGGAGGTACAGTCACACCCTCCTTATAGCCGAAGGGGTACATACGATTCAGAATAAGCGCTCCAGCATCGGCTAACATAGCATTAAGCACCTCGTCTGTATCAGTGTCCGGTAAAATACTTGTAGCAAGTTCTGTTCTTTTTTCACTATCTGTCATCGTTATGCACCCCCAATTTTCTTGTTTACATCTAAAGCTCTCGTCATAAACGTAGCTTTAATTTTTTCAACCTTCGCCTGTCGTTCACGTTCTTGACGTTCCTCAATCTCATTACGAGTTATAGGACGCGGTTCAGAAGGATATTTATTTTTATTGCCTTTAGCGAACATATTACCCACAGTAGCAGCAAGGGCATCGGCTGTGTACATACCGTTAAGCCATAGCTCCTCATTCATTCTGCGGCGGCGAATTTCATCAGCTTTTCGATACGCGCTTGCAAGTTTTGGTTCCTCGCACCAGAACTGTTCAAACGTCATACCGATAGCTAAATAGTAAGGAAATACTTCCTCAAAAACTTCTGTATAAGTTTTGGGCGGTTCTTTGTTTATTTCACTACCGCCCAGATCGCGTTTCCCTCGACTTCTTTTTCATCTGTCAAGCTGGAAATCGTCTCTGCATACATTTCCATGAGTGCGTTAAGCAAGCCAGATTTATCAGCTATTTCATCGTAAATCTCGTCTATCAGCGCACGTTTCATACCTCTGTGATTTTTAATAAATGCACCGGAAAACATCATCGGAATCATGGTAACAGGCTTCTCAGAAATCTGTTCCAACACAAAACCCTGACTTTCCATCATGCGGACGCTCTGTCTGTTATACTCCAATGTGTAATCCTTTTCGTTGTAATTAAGTGTGATTTTACTCATTTTGGCGTTCTCCTTATTTCTTTATTTTTGTTGTGGGGTAGGGAAGTAACCCCACCCCATATTTTTTGTTTACGCAGCCGCAAATTCTACCGCTGTAGATGCAGCAATATTAATTGTAAATTCAATAACCTCGTCAACACCTTTACCGGGTACACCGCAAGTGTGCTGTCCCTGCCATGTGAACTTAGAGCCATCTGAGAACTCTAAACTGTAATATAAAGCTGTATTAGCTTTTTCATTTACAGCAGTGAAATCAGCTTTGGTGTAGTTACATGTGAATGTGAGCATATCCGAAGAACGAATACCGGGAATGTTTGTTACTGCCTCGTCAGACAGTGTTGTGGTTTCGAGCATGTTCGGATCACCGATAAGGTCCGGGAAATCCTTAATGTCAACAACCTTTTCAAGAGCGCCTTCGCTCTCGCCCATTTTAAGCGTTACGCCTAATGTAGATATAGCCATAGTTAAATACCTCCTTTAATTACGCACCAAGAGTAATCTTGACAGCTTTTGTTGCATCTGTAAGCGCAGCTAAGTAATACTTACGGCTCCAAATAGTATTCTCACGAATATCTTCGTTACGAGCCTGTTCAACCTCTGTGCCTCTCTTGTTAAACAAAGTTACAGCTTCACGAGTTCCACCAACAATAGTGTTCTCGACAGCATCTTTCTTTGTGTAGAGGTTCCAGCCAGCAATCGTGCCGACATATCCACTCTTAGCAAATGCTTCAACGTATTTCAACTCGTCTTTCAGAGCTTTACGAACTTTAGCCATATCCTTCGGATTTACAAAAGCAAATAATCCAAGACCCTCGATGTTTTCTACATTTAACAATGCAGCAGCATCAGCAAAACAGCCAAAATCAGGTGCAGATGATGTATGCTCTAATGTAGCCTTGTTAAACTCAGCGAAAACGTCAGCGTTTACAGTGTTGAACATATCAACTGCCATGTGACGAATACCGGTTGTTACAATCATCGGGTCTGTCATTTCCTGTTCATCAAAATACTTAAAGCGGTTCTGTGCCATGAGAATTCTGTATTCTTCCGGTGTGTAATCCACTTCAATATTCTTAGTGTTACCAGCACCCATAGCCAGCTTTTCAGTGCCATCGGTTGCTGAATAAACATTGATTTTCTTAACCATACCGGGTGTGCCAGTTAAACTGTTATCAACTGTGCAGAACTGAGCAAGGTCAAGAAGTGAGTTGTACTGGTCCTCGATTTCGTTTTCGAGGACGAAATTGTCATAAATTTTATGTGCCATTTCTTATTCCTCCTTGTGTGAATAAATTTCTTTGTATGCTTCCGGATTTTCCGTAGCAAATTTCTGTTTTTCTGCTAAGGACATTTTTGAAAAATCTTCCTTAGTTATTTTTTTATCCCCATCTCCGGCAGGAGGTGTCGGGGTTTTTTTAAGCAACTCAGATTTGAGTTCTTTTTCGCGGTCAGCTAAAAACTTAGCATGGTTTTTAAATACAGTATCCATATCACCAGAAGCAGAAGCTTTAGCTGTAGCAGTAGCAAGTTCCTCAGAATAGCCAATACCCATCCAACGTTTTGTCAATTCTGTTTCAGCCTTTTCCTGACGCAAGCTTTCAACTTCTGTTTTCACTGCTGCTAATTCTTCTTTAAGTTGAGCCGCTTCTTGTTCATCCTGCGACATCTTTTCACGGAGCTGTTTTTTGTAACCAGCCGCCTCGCTTGCGTACTTGTCAGCTACATCTTTTTTTACCCAACCCGTATAATCAGGCTCAGGAATATCCATAGCCTCCAATGCAGCAAGTTTTTCCTCTGCGGTCATGTTCTCGTAACCTTCAATGCTTGAAAAATCAATTTTCATGTCGTTTTCTCCTTTTCGTTTATTGTGTTCTCTCACGTTTTTCTGTTTTTGCGTCTTTTGCTTGACGGTTGCGATTTATGGCTTCTCTGCCA